AAAGACAAATGTATGTATATGTTTCGATAAAATTAAATCAGAATTTAGATGTGAAAAACAATTAATACTATATATATTAGATTTATTGTATATGCGTCCAAATAATGATTTAAAAAGTATATTAGAGTTATAATATTATTAAATAATGGACGATTTTGTTATACCAAACTTACATGAGTCTAGAAATGAATGGTGTACTCGATTAGTTAGTATATTCACACCATTAATTATTGAAGGAATTAGATCTATATTTATTGAATCGTGGAATATATGTATAGATACCGATGAAACCAATAAGTATTTAATGACATTTCAAAACCTATTAATGCGAATTCCAAAATGGAATAATCATATTATCGAAACTGAAGCATTACGTATAATTGAACGTAGTAAATGCGACTATATTGAAGATTTAATTTCATGTGTTCATATAATACAATTAAAAGTATTAACTTGTATTAGAGTAGGTAGTAGTCAGAAGAAAATCGACTTAGCTGTTCCAAAATTAGATACATTTGTACATAAAATCTATGTCAATGTCGCACGTAAGGTCTATTCTAATGTATATCTATTTGAAAAGAATATTTCTCCATTATTACAACAGAAAAATAACCGTGAGTTAGAACTTATTATACAAGATTGTATTTTAATGACTATCAGAGATAGTGTTCCAACTGAAGCAATAATACGCGCATATATGGATGAAAGTGTAGAACACGACGAAGAAGTATTTATTGAAGATATTGCGGAAGAACCGGTCAATGAACCCATATCCACATCACTATCATATAACAATAATATACCAGATGTAGCACAATCACTTCAAACTGACCCCACTAATATACCATTTGAAACTAAATTATCATTTAATGATGTAGATACTGTATTAGATGGACAAGACAATACGAATATTGTAGACGCCCCGAAAACACTTGAACAACTAGAACATATTAGTTCAACCAATGCTATGAACCGTAGTCTAGAAGAAATATCCAATAATGATTATGACAATATTAGAATTCACGGGGAGGAAAGTATAAACTTAACTGATATTGATGTATTAGATGAACCATTTTCAGATGTATTACTTGATACCGATATTAATCTAGATGATGTAGAGGAATTATTCTAAGTGTAATTTAGTATGTTATATGCGGTATTTTACATCGTTTAATTTTGTTGGTTAGTGTATATATATTATGGAAACTATATTCATTATTTCTGGAATAATAGCTGTTATATTTAGTATATTTAAAGTATTCGAAATTAAATATATCGAAAAACGATTACCCCCAATTAAAAATATTATTAGGGATAGTGGTATCGCATTTATTAGTGTATGTATTGGATTATTTGGGTATATACAATTTAATGGATCAGTATCAGATTTGCTGAATATTATTACTGATAATAAATCAATGAATTTAAATGCTACCCAAGTATTTACCGATGATCCAGGATTTTAATTAGTATTAGTATTATCTAAAAATTCGGTATTCCTGAGATAACTTCGATATTTGAAGGTAATGTCGTCATATCAATATATTGTATTACATCATTTGCTATATACAATATATAATTACATGTACTATTTGAGACGGTACATGGTTTTGTCCATTTATCTAGTTTCAATACTTCATTTAATCCTTTTATACGTCCGATCATTCCCAAATGTTGAGTTGGTCGTTTTCCGGGTTTTCCATTAGTATGTTTTATACGCCATTCACATGATAGTGCGTTTTTATGATCGACAAATCCGGTTAATAACGCATATATTTCCCATGATCCGCCACGTCCATGTGTATATCTAGCACCGCCCACAATTTCTTCATTATGTTGTCTAAGTCGACGTTTTGGATTATTTGTACTTCCATTATATGTCAGATGTATATATTGTGGTTTTGTATTTCTTAGAATATAACAATACCATCGTACTGGTGTAACTGATACATCCACGGTACTAATCATTTGATCGTTTGATAAATCGGTGATTTCCATTATAATGATATGAATTATACATACATATATCATATCATTTTTATCTCAGTTTTACACATAACATACAATATTATCCATATCCATTACATTTTCAGTTTCTATATTTATAGTTTGAATAAATGGTTGAAATACATGGTTTTCTAATATTATAATTGGTGTATGATTATGTACATTTCTAGCAATCATTTTATATAATCTAAAATTCGGGTATCGTTCATCCCCATTCTTTTTATATAACACATTTTTACAATTATCATCTAAACATAATTGATTTACTAGATTTTGAGTTTTTGTAAAGGTCTCTCCATTTTCTGTTAATTCTGTTATTAAATCATACATAGAACATCCTAATCTACATAAATCAAAGCTATAATTTGGATCAATCCTTGGGTTATCTTCATTCATAAATGGTTCACAGTTATATTGGGTAGTTGCGTCACCACTCTTTTCAAAACTATCACTACAGTATATTTTACCATTAAATCGATATATACTACGTCCAAAATCTATAATCTTATATATTTTACCATAGGTTGGCACTTTATAGGTTTTTGAATTATATTTATAATATAAATATTCAATATCAGTCGAATTATACATGACATTATTTGTATGTAAATCATTATGAGTTAAATGGAATGAACGTTGGTAATATAACAATGACATGATTATTTGTAATAATGCACATATAACCTGATCATCATCTAGCATGTTATGTTCAAGTAATGCGTCAAGTGTGCCTTCACACTGTTCTAAGTATATGAATTGTACTGGGAATTCTTTAATATATGCGTATATCTGATCATCAATTGATGATGTACTACTATAATCACAATCCTCACTACCACTACCACTACCACTACCACTACCACTACCACTACCACTACCACTACCACTACCACTATCGGTTTCCCATTTACTGTCATCCGTATTACTCGTCGATACACTATTACTATCATCGGTACTACTATATATAGATTCAGTATCATTATTCGTACTCTTCTGATAAATCATATCTAAATCAGAACCGTTGATCTCGTCTACGCTACCATTATTATTATGTGTATCAATCAATTCATCTACTTCTAATACGATATTTGATGATGAATTATGATTAATATTAATAGGTTGTCTGTTTGAAAATGTGCCATAATTACATACCCCTCCAATATATGATGATAATTTGAATAATTTATTATTATTAGAATGGAAAAACTTGGAAGATTGTATATATTCTAATTCATCTGTTATATTAAATTTGAATTGATCTTGTATTGTTAAATGAGACCCATAATAATCAATACCATGAATAAATCCATGAGTATTTAATGATTGACTAGATAAATAATAGAAGAAATTATCAATATATGATGCGTTATTATAATACCCTACTTTTGTTACAGTTTGATCATTATTCGTAATGTTCGGGAGAATGGATACATTATTCGCATTATTATCATATTTACCAACCATATAATGTGTCGGATCTAATAATGGTGAGTATTTAATATGAACCGGTCTATTAACCACTTTCCCCGTATCTCGTTCCTCGACAGACGTTAAATCAATAATTTGATATTTACTATTTAGACTAATTTTATTATAATTGGTTTGATCTATTACAAACAATTCATTATATATTGGGTTATATTGTTGTACATTATATACATTAAATGGATTATATTCTATATCAACGTCATCACTTCCTTCATCATTCTCGTGTAATTTGAACTTTAAAATATCAACGGGTTTATATTTATAGTAATGTAACCTAAATTTAGGAGTATGTATGTTATTATTCATATTGTATTGTAATATAATTGGTCGATAGATTTGAAATATGAGGTTTACCCGCAATGATCTGCGTTTTTCCTAAAATAATATAATAATTATATATTGTAACAATAATTACAAAGTATATAAATATGACACTTGAAATGAGAAGGTTTAATATGCGTGAAATATCGTTTAAACCCAATGAGAATAAAGGCCCCGTCATTGTAATGATTGGTAGACGTGATACAGGTAAGTCATTTTTAGTTAAAGATCTATTATATTATCATCAAGATATACCAATTGGAACCGTTATCTCGGGAACTGAAGCGGGTAATGGGTTTTATTCTTCCATAGTACCTAAATTATTTATACATGAAGAATATAATACGGTGTTAATCGAAAATGTATTGCGGCGACAGAAAACCGTTTTAAAACAAATAAAAAAAGAAGTGTCTCAATTTCAACGGTCAACTATTGATCCACGTACATTTGTAATATTAGATGATTGTTTATATGATGCGTCATGGTCTCGTGACAAAATGATGAGATTATTATTTATGAACGGCAGACACTGGAAGGTCATGTTAATCATCACAATGCAATATCCTCTTGGTATTCCTCCAAATTTAAGAACAAATATCGATTACGTGTTTATA